TAGGCATGTCCCATTATCGAGAGAGTAAAATCGAACACGTCTCGGGATTTTGGTTCTCTTCCCCAGACTGCTTTACTCACATACTCTTCCATGGGTCTTATGGGTAAATATTTTGCTTGCTTGCCTACTCCATGCTTATAATTATGCACGAACCGCTGTTTCAGGTAAACTAAACCATTTTTCTTTATCTGGCCTCCTAGAAAATCGGACAAAAAAGGAATTTTAACGCGTATATCTCTCAGTGTTACACCTAGATACACTTTACACCACCGTGCAAACAAGTGCATATTACAGTACATCCACACTTCGCTTGCATCTTGTGCTAGTGCTGAGTCATCCCCGTATACGGCATATGCCATAGCTGCTGTCGCTACTTGCCGTAGGAGTTCCTTCCTTATGTCCATAGGTGCTTTCTTTGCTTGCATGACTACAAAACAACAGAACCAGAGTACCACAATAAACGAATCTCCATGAGATGTCTCCCACGCTCCCGATGGCATTTTTCCTACCACTAGGGCCCATAGTTCTCCAAAAAAATTAACTATTCTGGCCGCTATATTAGTTGCTAAGTATTCCGTCATTTTCGTAAAAAAACGATATTCACCTGATTTCGAGTTAAAATATATAAGACCTAAGGAGTAAAAGAGTTGCAACCACACATAATGTATGTGCTGATCCAACGCATCAAAATCTCCATCTGAAAGGAGCCGCGCATACTCTTCTCCGAAAATAACTTTTAGCCGTTCCGCAAATTTATCAGCACCTCCGAATGCCCATTTCATCCCTATAGAAATCATTTGTCCTCTTTCTAATTTAGAACGTGTAGTCTGACATAATCTTTCCATAAAGATAAAAAAAGTATTTGGCACTTCGAAAGTCCTTACCTTATTCTCTGCTTTTGACCATGCTGCATCATCTTGTTGTTTAGGATTTACAGTATCTGTATGATAATAATTCTCACTTTTAAAGCTTTGCGATGATAGGGCTGCTAAAGGGGGTCCTCCATCCAAGAATCTACATATTGCGTGTCCTGTCGCCTCTATGCTATGAATCTTGCTTTTACCATTTGCTATGTGTAGGAATGTTGGGATTTTCGATCCAATGATCTCTTCTGTCCGCTTCTGCTCAATGAAC